TTAATCTATATGCTTCATGTCTCTAAGTAGACCTACAAATCTACCTACTATTTGACATTCACATTGATAAAATCTCATAGGTGTATAAATAGGATTGTAAGATACTAACATTAATTCTTCTCCTTGTTTATAGCACTCTTTGATGACTAGCCCGTCCGGAGTGTTTACCGCATATACGTTTCCGTCTTTATATGGTACGCCTCTTGCTATCATGCATAAATCCCCGTTGCAAAGATGGGGCTCCATACTATCGCCTTGAGCCGGTATAATATCAACAGGATAAGGCCCGCTGCAGTTACTAAATTTATTTAATATTTTATTGTCCATTACTACCTCGTCAAAATCTTCGTCTTCATTCCAACCTCCGCCGCCGAGGCTTGCTCTAACGTTAAATAGCCTTAGAGTTTTATATCTCTTTTCGGACTCGTCCAAACTTTCGCCCTCTTGATTGTAAAAGAATAAATTGATAGAAATTTTGCGTTTTACCAAAAAATCCATTATTTGCTTATACGGTATGGCGTTTCTAAATTTCATCTGAGCGTAGGCGTTGGGGTTTATCCCCAGTTCTCTAGCTACATCGCCGTCCTTAATGTTTTTCTTGCCTTCGGTAGCCAATATGTCCTTTAATCTTTCCGTAACTTCGTTCATATTCATACACTCTCCTTTTGGTTTTATTTTGTAATAAATTTATCTAATTTTAGTCCAAATGTTAAAATTTATTATGTTTTATAAGGAATATGCCCAAACCACAGCCCATACACAGCTACGTAGAGTTATAGTCTAAATATAAAAAAGATGAAGGAGATAAAATGATAAGAGCCGAGCTTAAAAGACTGATTATAGAAGCTAGGGATTTTAACTTCAAAGATAAGACGATGTTTTGCAGATGGAGTCCGAGCTGGAATGCTAAAATTACGATAGAAGGCAGGTATAAGTATACGGTAGCCGATATAAAAAGCGAGATCGCACGATGCGAAATAGCTATAAATAGCGGGAAGTTGGCTTGCAACTCTAAAAATCAAAAGTATATGGCGGCTCTTTATAGGGAACTAAAAAGAATAAGTAAGGCGGCATAAACCGCCTTATTAAAAATTCATAATTAAAACCTCTTTGCTAGCCTTATCTTTAGCTGCCCCGTTTAAACTATATTTTATCTCAAACTCTTTAACGTTAAAATCCACATAAAGATCACGCACGGCCTCGCAGTCGTTATAGCTAAGCATAAATTTGCCTTTAACACCTTTTAAAATTCGAGCTAAGCTTCGGTGATCCGTTGCCGTGAAGTCTTTGGCCGTCTTATAATAGCTTTCGGTACCTACGTATGGCGGATCTAAATAAAAAAGAGTATCCGCGCTATCGTATTCTTTGATAAGTCTATCATAACTCATATTTTCTATCGAGGCACACTTAAGACGCTTTGAGTAGATAGAAAAATCCCTATATATATTTTTGGCGCTTCTATGCTTGCTCATGGCGTAGTTATCGCCTTTAGAGCCGAAGCTAAGCGAGATAATGTAGTAATAAAATGCCGCAGCCTCTATTTTATTTCTCGGTTTTACCGAGCCTGCTTTGATAGCGTAAAATATCTCGCGGCTTTTTGGCATAGAATTGAGATAAAAAGAAAGACTCTGCGGCCTTGTTTGTATGATACGGTGCAAATTTACCAAATCGCCGTTAATATCGTTTAAAATCTCGTTTTTACTAGGTTCTTTCGCGTAAAAAACGGAAAGAGCGCCGCCGAACACTTCTACGTACTTAACGTGCGGCGGCATAAGAGGGATGATTTTTGCGGCAAGCTTTGATTTGCCTCCTACCCAAGCAAACGGAGCTTTTATTTTGGTGGTCTTCATTGTTTTCCTTACAAATTTAAATTTTTTGCTACTTTGTAAGAAAATTTAGTAATATTACCTTGCTACTTTGTATTTACGAGGCGGGGTTGCCGGCGGCCTTGCTTCGTAGCTTTTTACCCCTCAAATTCAATCTCTATTTCGTAATTATCCGTACTTAATCTATGGCTTACGCTTTTGATGCTAAATTCGTTTGCTTCTAGCCCCGCTATACCGCTAAATTTAAGCTTTCCGCCCGCTACTATATTTGCGCCGGGTAAAGAGCACCTACCGTTTATTCCGCCCTTTTGCAGTTCGTTTAGCTTGGCTTCGCCTTGCCTAAAAGCCTCATTATCGCTCTTTGGTTGGGCTATTTGCATCTTGTAGGTTTGCTCCCCCGAGCCCACCTTAATACTCTTTGTTTTACCCGCTTCTATGTCTTGCCACTCTACTATGACGGCACCGTAGGAATTTCTATTTGCCTCCGTGATCTCCAAGAAGTAAAGCTCGGCTAAATTTAGAGTAAAAGCGGGCAAGCTTTCATTTTTTGGGGTATTACTCGTTTGCGTTTCGTCTCCTTTGGCGTCTTTGGAGGCTATGACGATAGTAGCGTTTTTTACTGCCATGATAAAGCCGTAATCAAAGCACAGCCCATACAAGAAATCTAGGTCCCCCGCGTCGTTTTGCAAGACGGAGGCGATGTTTTGATCCTGCCCGGACGTTTTTACGGCAAGCTTATTTTCGGCGGCTATCTTTCTTGCTATTTCAAATACGGTAGTATTCTCCCAGCTTCTGCGCTTTTTGATTTTTTGAGGGCTTGCGAAGTTTACGGCAGTCGCCCTAACTTCCGTAGTGTAGTTTTTATAGTCTCTGCTGGTCGTTTGCACGCTAAACGAGCCGCAAAGATAAAGATCGTCCCCATACCCGAGCCAAAGCTTTAAGCTATCGCCGAATACGGGCTTGGCGTATATACCGCTAACGCTAAAACTTATCTCGTCGCTTTTGCTGCCTTCCTTATCGTCGAAATTTAGACTAATGAGATTTTCTTTGATGATCTCCGTAATATCTTTGCCGTTTGCTTCGAGCTTAAAATTAGGGTGTTTTACCATAATTTGGCCTGTTCTTTGGTTTTCTCTTTGATTTCGGGCAAAAATACCTTGTCGCCGGCTTTAAGCGTAGCGGCTAGTTTTGGATTTAGAGCTAGTACTTGCTCGAAAAATCTTAAATGTCCGTAATGGTTATAGACGATAGTATCGAGCCTGTCGCCGTCTTTGGCTATATAAACTTTAGTCATAATCTCTCTTTCAATAATTTAGATTGCGAGCAGCAATCTTAGTCTTTAGGGGTTTCCAAAGGTTCTCCTTTGGTCGCCAAGACGAGCTTGGCTCGTCTGCGAAGTCAAGAGTCGTAATCCCTTTTTAGCTCCAAACTAAAACTCTGCGTAAAAAACGCTCCGTTTGGGGTAAATACGGCTTGTTTTTCGCTGATTTTTGTGACCGCGAACCTGCCGAAATATTTGCCGTTTCCGTTGGTTAGCGCATAGCTTTGCCTGCCGCGCGCTAGCTCATAAAGCCTTTTTAACGCCGTCTGTTTGTCGCCGTTATAGGGCATGGTCTGGCCCTCTATACTCACGGTTTGGTTTCCGAGGCTTGCCGCAAATAAAACGGGGTGATTTTGAATACGGTCCTGCGAGCTTATGCCAAACTCCGTCTCTAAGGATATACCGCCTACTTGCTTCCAGTTAAATTTAAAGCCTCCTAGATTTAAGACCATATCCCTACCTTTGCTCTCTTATTTCCGTATTAGCGCTATTAAATTCGTCCCTTCTTAAAGCTTCTTTGACGCCTCTTGTTATTTGAGCTTTAAAGCTCTCTAAATCGAATTTGCCGTTATTTGAATTAAGTAAAAAATCGCCGTTAAAGCTTATATTTATATTCGCTCCGCTTGCGGTAGCCGCTACTGCGGCGGCTTGCGGGGAGACGGGGTTAGACGGAGTATATCCCGAGCTAGTCCAGTCCAAAGAAGTCGTATTCGCTTGGGTCCGGCTATCAGTTTCATCGTCGCTAAACCCGAAAAATTCCTTCGCGCTATTCCAAGCCTTGCTAAGTCCGTTAAGCGCGCCGTTTATAAGCTCTCCTATCCAGCCGAATTTCTCCTCTATCCAGTCGAAAAACCCTCCGAAAACGCTATTCCATATATCGATAATAGGCTTAAATATACCGCCTAAAAACTCGCTTACTCCTTGCCAAATACCGCTAAAAAACTTAGTCGTAGCCTCCCAATAAGGCTTTACGCTATCCCAAATTTTAAGAAAAAACGCTTTTACCTCGTCCCAGTTTTCTACGATCCATGCCGCCGCCGCGCCCAGAGCTACGACGATTGCCCCGATACCCGTAGATATAAGAGCTAGGCGCATAATCCTAGCTCCGCTAGCGACGGCTATAAAGCCCGCGCGCAGAAAAGCTAACCCTTTACCTAGTATCGAAGAAGCGCCCGCGGCGATTTTCGTAGCTCCGCTCCAGGCCGCGGTTAGTATTAACGCCGATTTTAGCCTGGCGCCTACTAATAGCATACTAAACGCATGGGCTTTCGCCGCGAGCGTCGCACCCGCCAAACTAAACGCGTGAGCGCTCCAACTAGCTACCGCGGCTTTCATACGAGCAATGGTAATCAAATATGCAGCGTTTAGCTTTAGGGTAGATAGGTATTTAAGCTTAAATACGCTATTTAAAAAGCTTATACCCATTCCTAAGATTTTAACTTGCTGCCATGCTATATTAAGACTCCACCATAAAATTTTAAGTATCGGAGCCACGGTAATAATAGCGAGCATACCTCCCGCGATACCAAATAGCGCCTTTGAGAAATTCGGATACGCCTCGGTAAATGCGATTATAGAGTTTGCTACTTTTGAAAGTCCCGATATTATTAAATTTAGCGTCGGTAAAAACGCTTCGCCGATCGTAACGCCTAACGTTATAAAGCTTTGGGTAAGCCTTTCTAATCCGCTTTTGGTAGTGGCTAGTTTGGCCTTCATCGCTTCGTCCATGCTGCCGATCGCGCCCTTATCGTTTACGAGATTTACGGCTTCATTGTATTTATCTATCGCATTTACTAGCGAGCCCATATCGTCGGCAAATTGGGTACCGAACAGATCGGTTAGCACGCCCATTTGAGCCTTTTTATCGACTTTGGCTAGAGTGTTTAAAAACATATCAAGCCCACCGCTAGCATCGCGTGCCATTGCAACCTTTAAGTAGTTTGCGTCCATTCCAATGCTTTGCAGAGCTTTTTTAAATTTCTCGTCTTGTCCGTCAATGTTTGCAAGTTTGTTAAATAGCGAGTTCATTGCCGTCGAAGCCACTTCAGGAGCTTTGCCTAGAGACAAAAAGCTGCTAGCAAGAGCCGAAATTTTATCGCCTTTAAGTCCCAATATCGAACCTGAGCCCGCCGTACGACCGATTACGTTTATAATATCTCTTGCTTTTACCATAGACATTTTATCGTCAAGATAGTTTATCTTATCGCCCAAGGTGGCTATCTCGTCTATACCTAGTTTCAGGTTGTTCATCGTTAGCGCAATCGCATCGCCCGCATCTTTACCGCTCATATCAAACGCTACGCCAATTTTGGAGACTAGCTTTGTAAAGTCTGCGATCTTTGAACTATCAAGCCCAAGCTGTCCACCGGAGGCTGAAATTTGCGCTAGCTCGTTTGCGTTTACGCCGAGTTCGCGACTTAGCTGTTTTATCTGCTCGCCTAAAATTTTTACCTCGTCTTCGCTTTTAAAATCGACGTATTTTTTAACTTCCGCCATCGAACTTTCAAAATCTACGGCGAGTTTAACCGGTACCGCAAAACTAGCCGCGGTAGCTAAGCTGCTTTGCCATTTGCCCAGCTCGCCGCTGATCTTGCCCAAATTCGTATCAATCTTTGTTTTAAAGGCGCCGATTTTAGCTATTTTTTCATTTAATCCGGTAACGTTTTTCCCAACTTTTTCAAGCCCGGCGCTAAGCTTGCTAAGCGAGCTTATATTGCCCGATAACGCACTAAACCCGGCCGTTTTTAGGCTAATTAATATACCCACTTGCGTGCTATCCATGTCCGTTTTCCTTTCCTTGACTTTACGGCTTTTTTAGTTTAAAATATCTGCATGAAACGGCTCATTTTTCTTTTATTCGTCCTGCTTTTAGGAACTCTTGGCGCCTATATGATCGAGGGTAAAATGCCAAATAGCGATAATATCGCGGGCGGACTATTTTTCGGAACCGTCTTAGCCGTACCGATCTTCGCTTTGCTTAACGCTTTTGGATTAGCCCCGTGCGTCAAAGATCGCCCTACGCCTAATATAGATTTCCTTTTTGATGAAGGAAAAGACGGTAGCGTTAGCATTTTTGTAGCCTCGGCTCTAATTTTTTCAGGGCTAATAGGCTTTTTTAGCATTGAATTAGCTCTTGCTTGCGCCTTTGGCTCCATATTTTTTCAGGGCATTTTTAAATTCCTAATAAATTATATTTTTTATGCTAAACTTTGAGATTTAACCTTTAAAATTTCTCCCGCAATTTCTAAAAATCTTTGATACTCTCCGATTTCAAATTCCATAATCTCGTTAAACGAAAAATGAAGCGTATGCGCAATGATCGCTACCCCTTCATATGAAGGGGCTAATTTAAAAAATTAGCGACCACTCCTAAGATTAAGGCGCAGTCTTTAGCTTCCAGCTCGTCGAGCTCGGCTTCGCTCATACAAGTTAAATTACTAGCCAGCCTAAAAGTTAAAGCCGCTTCGTCTCCCTTTGCGCCGCCCATAGCAAAACGCAGATCCCTACCTTTCGGATGTCTTACCTTTATCTCTTTTTCGTCGCTTAGTTTTAATACGGTGTATTTAACGCCGTCTTGCTCGATGACATTGCCGTTTTCTTTTCCGCTTTTCATATTACTCTCCTAAATTGCTTCTAACTTTTGCCATATAGTCCACGCCCGAGATAAGGCATATCATGTTTTCGACATCCTTAACTACCATCGGCACGTTATCTATATTTATATCTAAGAAATGAGCGGCTAGTTTTATGCTTACCTCTACTTCTTTGCCGCTTTCGAATTCGCTTACATCGTAACTTATAAAATCTCCCGTCGCCGCCATAGAAAAAGGAACGGGACTGCCTTTGCCGCTAGTAAATACCGAGGCTTTAAACAAAAACGGCACTCTATTTGAAAAGGCATTAAGCCCGAGGGCTACGAACTGATTTTTATCTATTTTTGAAATTTTAAACTCAAGTTCGGTAGCCTTTAGCATACCGGTGGAATAATTTGCGCTCAAAGCTCCTTTAGCCTCTACCGTTTCAAATTCTAGCGTCGGCACCTTTAAATTCTTGGTTACTCCAAGATAACCTATGCCGTTTATAAAAACGTTGGCTTCTTGGATTACGTCCGGTATCCGTCTCTTTACCATTTTTTACTCCTTATTTATTTAAATCGTTCATAAGCGTTTCGCCGTATTTATCTACGTAGATAAAATCAAGCGTTAGCTGTTTTACGACGGGGTTATTTTGCATTCTGACGTCCAGATAAAATTTGCCGTCCGTGATGTTTGCTAGCGTATTTTTGTTGCTCCAGCTAAGTTCATATCCGAGCAATACTTTTGCCCCTACAAGCCCCCTAAGCAGCTCGCTAACGCTTCTTTTGGCGTGATAGAGCTGGTCGGCTTTTTTGTCTATCGCAAATAATACGCCTTTTTGGCAAGCCTGCGAAATACGGTCAAACACCCTTACTCTTGCAAGGTCTTTCCATATAGTATCTTGATCGCTAGTCTCTCCGCCCCAAGCCCTAAAGCCGCTTTCTCTAATGACGGTCGAAATTTTTGCCGATCTAAGCTCGTCCGCGGTGCAGGTTTCGCCTAGCTCGAAATCTACGTCTATTTCCGTGCCAGAAACTCCTATCATAACCCTATTTGAGTAGCTGTCGCTATATCCAAACTCGCTTGCGCCGTCCGTATGAGCTATCATTCCGGCTATTCTAGCGCTTTGCCCCTCATAGACGTAAGCGTTGGTTTCATCGTCCCAAACCTTGACGTTAGGATACGCCGCAACGAGCCTTCTAGTGCCGAAATCCCCCATCTTTACTATCGCCGCGGCCGCGTCCTGGGCTTTTATATCTGCGATGCCGGTCGCTTTTAGCCTTGTGGCTACTTTTTCTATCTCGCCTTTTACGGCATCCTCGCGGCTATACTCTGGCGCTATTATTAAATTTGGGTTATACCCGAAGCGAGATTTTGCTTTGGTTAGCTCCGCTACGGCCTTTTTACACTCGGTTATCTCGTCGTTCGCGTCGCTATCGTCGTCTTTGGTGAATACGCTTAATATTATTTGAGTGTTTACGGCCTGATCTTCGATGCCCTTTAACGCCCTATAAATCGAGCCTTTTTTAAAGGCTTGGCTAGCGTCCCTTTTGGCCTTATATTTTGCCTCTAACGCTTCAAGCGCCTTTGAAGTCGTCATGAAAAAATGTAGGCCGTTTTCTAGGACCTCCTCGTATCCCGCAATTCCTATAGGCGTCGTGCTTTCTACGCTGATAGGTCTTGCGGCCTCGGCTGAAACGGTTACGTTTACTCCGAACTTAGCAGCCATGTTTTACTCCTTTTGTTGAAATTCTCATTTTTTACTCCTTATTTTTATTTTCCGTATTTAATTAAATGCCATATCTTACAAGCCGTATAAAAACAGTAAATTTTCCATTTAGCTACGCCCAGATTAGTCATTATCTGCCTTAGAGCTTCGTCGGCTAAAGCGTAAAGCTTTAGCTCGCATAAATAGTCATGCGCTATAACAGCTGAAAGGTATTCTGGACTATTAGGCGGAAAGATACTCCAGAAAATTCTAGGTATATTAGCTCCATTGGTCTTATAGCCTTTAGGGACTTCTACCGTTATTTCTTCTACTAATTCGCTTTTAAAGATCGGCATAGTTACGCTATAAGGCTCTACTAGCTCGAATTTATCCTTTGAAAAAGGTTTTAATATAGGTCTTTTTATCTCCGCAGACGAGCTAAGCCCGTATTTACGGCAAGCCCCGTCGGCTTGACCTCGCGCTAAAGATGCGTCCGACTTCGCGGACTGCGGTTTTAGGTTCTCGTTCATTTATTATCCTTATCCAGGTCTATCTCTATAGTTTGGCTAAAGCTTATAGCTTCTAGCTCCTCTTTGCTTTTAGCTTTGGTTATGGCGGCTTCATACTGCCATTTTAAATTCTTAAGCATTATCCCCGCAATTCCTATCGCCTTTTCTATTCTCTCAAGGTCTTGTAAAGTTACCGGTACGAACTCGCCGTTATACATTCTAAACTCTTTTTTAGGTAGCCACTCGTAATTATTTTTCATAACCGCGGCGTTTGTAAGGTACTCATATCCCCCGTCTATTGCCCCGAAATTCTTTAGGTCTATTCGGGATTTTTCAGCCATTAGGCTAGCCCAGTTTCGCAGTTCGTTTAACTTAGCTAAACGCAGATCTTCAATATCTAGTTCGCGTTCCTTAACGCTTAGTTCGAGAGTTAAAGGGTCTATATGCGTAGCGTTCGTTTGAACGGCTCTATGCCATATCTCGTCCGAGACGCTTACGCTCGGCGTCGGTATGCTCTCATGAATTTCGTCGTCGTAGTAACCTAGTATCTCGTTTGTTTTTTCGTCGTAACGAACGTATTTCATTCTTTCTCCTTTAATAGCCGATGGCCGTCCAATAAAATTTAAAATAGTCGCCGGGAGTTCCTTTGATACGCGTTGTTTGTATAGAAAACCCCGTATTGCTAGGGTTTTCTATAAGGGCTTCGTCTGCGATAAAGACCGCAAATTCGCCCTCTTTTTCCGCGGAAGTCAGCGAGACGTTTAACCGCTTGTTAAAAGCGATAGGGAAAGTAACTTTCGTAGCAGTCGTAGTCCCCCACTGCAATATAAGCCCGTTTGGCAACCTTGTGTAGCCGTTTTCGGATTTGGCGCAGGCAAACGCTTCCGCGATAGCCTTTTCGGTTACGGCTACGTCTTCGGCTTTGCCCGTAATGCTGTTTTTTAGTTTTACTATGCCCGCTTTTGTTTCGGTGGCGTAGATGCTTTTGTCTATTTGATTTGCGCTAGGCTCTTTTACGTCTTTGGCTTTGATTAGCACTACCATAGAGCTATTTTCGGGTCTTATAGCTACGGTTTGAACTTGGTCGGGGTAAATTTTAGCGACGGTATCGGCGGCATAAGCTCCCAGCATTTGCCCGTATCCGGCAAAAAGCTTGTCGTTTATCCCGTCCGTTAGTTTATCAAAGCCTAGGCTATCGACGTCAGCGACGGGGGTTTGTAATCCTAGCGCCCAGATCGCATCGTTTTTTACGTCGATGATATGCGGGCTTCCTTTTTGTTTGACGCCGAGCGCGGACGCTTGACCGCCCGCGCTTCTAAAGAAACGGCCGTCGTTAAAAATCGGGATATTAAAATCATCTCCGCTTCCGCCGTAGGCGTAGCCGATGACGGCGAAAAGCTCCGCGTATTCGCTCTTTTTTAGGCTTCGCCCGTCGCAAGTAAGAAAGCCGGCGGGCGTAACGCTTTGACTGCTCCAAAGCAAGTATGAGCCTATTTTTACGCCGTCGGTTACGTCGGATTTTTGGGCGTATTTATCGTCGCTTTCTTGCTTGTTGTAGGCGTCGATCGCGTTGGTAAGTTTTTGAAACGTTTTTTCGCTCCAGTCTCTGGTAGCTAAAACCACGCTGTTATCTACTTTAAGCTCGATATTAGAAACGTTGCCGATTAAAATTCTAATCTTAAATATCAGATCGCTTCCAGCGCCCTGATTTAAAGCGGGCTTATAGCTCAGCGGAACGCGGCCTACCGCAAACATCTCTCCGCTTTGCGTAAATATCGCAAATTTCCTTATATTAAATCCTCCGACGTTAGAGGGTATTACGCCCTCTACGTTGAGAATAGAAGGGTTTTGCGGGTCTTGTGTTAGGGAGTTGATCGCAAACTCATGTTTTGTATTCTCGAGTGCGGTAGCTGCCTCGCTAGGAGCGATCTCGCTATCGCTCACGGCTATTTTGCTGAGCTTAACGGGCGTTTTATTAGCTACGGCGTTTATTAATAAATTCGCCCCCGTCGCCGTTAAAAGACTAAAGTATTCTTGCATCTATATCTCCTAAATTTATAATATTTTCGGTTTTTAAAGCGCACGCGAAAAAGAGGTTTTCGTCGGTCGCTATATCTCGCGGGCTAAAAGGATCTATGCAAATAGTAACCCCGGCGTTCAAACAAACGCCCGCGTAAATATTCGCGCTTGAAGCAAGCTTGATAACCGAGCCGTCGTAAACGCTTCTAACGTTCTTGTAAGCCTCTATTATCTCGGTAGTCTTTTTTAAACTTGCCTCGCTTATGCCGTTTTCGCCGGCTTCCAAAATTAGCTTAAAACGGTAAGGCTCGCCGCCGTATTCGTGCCACTCTTTGATCTCGCACTGCGAATAAAACGCTTTTAGCGCCTTGTTAAGAGAGTAAAAAGTGCCGCTATAAAAGTGAATTTCAAAGGCGTTTTTTATTAGCTCTCTGGCTGCCGCTTCGCTAAGTCCGTCTATATCTGCGTCGAAGCTTTGGGCTAAAATCGGCAAAAGCCGCGCGGGACAAGAACTAGCTAGCGTATTAATTACGCTAAGATCTAAATTTTCTAGCTTGAGAGCGAAAAGGTCGTCTAACTTTTTATCGAATTTGCTTTTATGGCTAGGTAGTAAACTCATAACAGCGCCTTTTTATAGCTTAAATTAAAATCTATTCTTATAAAGCTATCGTCGCCTACTTTGGTATCGGCTGCGGGACTAGCTAAATTTACGCGATAAACTCCGCTTTTATGCAGCATAGAGTATATGTAGCTCAAATTTAGATCCTCGCCTATTTTTAGCGTATTTGCGGTTTGTTTTACGGCCTTGTCTATCTCGTCTTGAAAGAACGTATCGGTTAATTCTAGCTCCGCCTTTACGGTAACGTCTATTATTTTCGCGTTTTCTACTACGACGCTATCGGTTAGCGGTCTTACTTTCTCGCCGTTTAGATACTCGGCTACGCTTTGCCTGGTTTCCTCGCTCATATCGCTGGTTTTTATATAAATTTTTACTATTCCGGCTCCCCCGTTTAGCACGCTTACTTCTTCTACTTTCGCGTTTGCGCTCAAGGCTTGATAGACATAAGCCTTTTTGCTTCCGGCGGTACTAAATCTTTCAAGAGAAAGCACGGCTCTTTCTCTCAATCTTTCGTCGCTCTCTATCTCCGCGCCGCCCCCGAATTCGCTCGTCTGTTTTGCTTTTAATACGAAAGGAAAAGGCGTTTGGACATATTCGCACTTTAGAGAGCTTAATTTTATAAACTCGTCTAAAACTATTACGCCGTTAGCTTTTATCTCGTTTGCGGCGATCAGGGCGTCTTCTTTTAAAAACGCTCGTTTGCCGTTATCGCTACAAAATATCGAGCCTTTCGGGATAAAGGTATCGCTATCTCTTTTAACCGATAAACTAAGCTCTATATTAGCCGTCGGCCTCTCTCCTTTTAGTCGCTCTATGCCGTAGATCGCTACGATATTATCAAGATCGCTTCCGCTAGAAAAAGGCAAAAGCATGGATTTTACGCTCTCGTTTATCCTGGCTCTTAAAAGTAGCTCTCTATAAGCTAAGGCTTCAAGTAGGGCCGAATAGTTATCGGACTCCAAAAGCGAAATTTCTGCGTCGTTTAAATACGTTTTAAAAAGTCTTTCTACGTCCTTTAAAAGCTCGTCGTAATTTAACTCTTCGATTACGTTTGGAAAAGGTAAATTTTTTAAAAAGCTCATAGTTCTATCCCTATCTCGTCGCCGCTAATTAGAACGATCTTAAAATTTAACCTATGGTCTTTTAGGTTTATTAGCTTTACTTCGTCTATCTTCGCTCTTTTTTCCCATCTTTCTACGGCTTCTATGACGTAGCAGGCCAGATCGGCCCTAAACTCGTCGTCTACCTTGCGGTCTATTAGCTCGAACAAACGGCTGCCGTATTCCGGCAACATAACCCGCGAACCAAGAGGCGTGAGCAGGATGTCTTTAATACTCTCTTTTATGTCCGCTAGATACTTTGACATTAGTCCCTCGCTAGTCCGTTGTTGGTATGATTGGTTAGATCGCCTCTGCCGTCGCTTACGTTGCCGCCGAAATTCGCGTCGCCTCCCGTCGTTATAGACCCGGTTATTTTTACGTTTCCGTTTATCTCGAAACTTCCCGCGCCGCCGCCGCTTCCTGCCGTATTTATGCTTCCTTGTATTAGCGTATTTCCTAAAAGCGAAATTTGCGGACTTTTTACGGCCGTGTTTTGCGCGGTCACGTTTACGGTTTTAGCTTTTAAATTTACGTTTTCGCAGGTTATATTTATCTGCTTAGGCGCCGCAATTTCAAGCGTCGAGTTGGCCGTATCGTAGCTCATACTTACGCCGTCTTCAAAGCTTACGCGTACCTTTTTATCCGTCGGCTCCTCTTTATGCGCGCTTTGATAGAGTCCGCGAAGTATAACTCCGCTGTTTAGGTTGCCTCTTACCGGCAAGACTAAAACCTGCTCGCCCGCTCTGATAGGAGAGAAGCTCACGGCAAAGGAGTTTGAGAAGCTTTGAAATACCGGCAAAAAATCGGTAACCATAGAGCCTACGGCTACTCTTGCCTTGTCGCCGCTTACTTCGCTAATTATGCCCGCTTCGATCATTTCAGTCTTCATATTCGCTCTCTTTTACGCGTTCGCTAAAACTCGGCTTGGTTCGTTTGCGAGAGACGCTAAATTTAATCTCTTTTACGTCGTCGTGAATTTCGTTTAGTTTTTGACGATTTACGCCGTTTTCGGCGCGTAGCGTCTCCACCAGCTCTCTGGTGGCGGCCGTATTGTTATTTATAGCCTCGTTGCTTTTTACGGAAACGTCTATCAAAATTTCGGCGTTTTTGTTCGCGTTTTTATTAAGCAGCCAAAAAATCGCCAAGAAAGCGATAAATCCGAAAATAGCGGCGAAAACTAAAAATTCGTTTAGTCCCCAAGCTCCGGCGGAGTTTATAAGACCAGTAGTTTCTTTGATTTCGTCGCTAAAATTTAGGCTATTTTCCATTTTATTCCTTTATCCCCAGGCATTGTTTCAGTTTTTTCTCGCAATCGCGGTAATAAATAGCAATCTTCTTATCCGTCTCAAACGTACCGTCGTTTTTAGGTTTTGCGGGCATCTTCGCATTACATCTTACGGCCACGTATTTTTCTTGATAAACTATGTGCGGCTCGCTCGCTTGAGGTTTGGCCGCGCAGCCCGCAAAGATCAAAGCAAACACGCAAAAAAGCGAAATCCTAATCACGAAATAGCTCCTTATATGCCGCTAGTTCGGCCTCGCAGCTTTTATCTTTGACGTAGATCTTCTTTATCCGCTCGGTCTCTTTTGACGGAGTATCGTCGATCTCTACCGCGGCGGCCTTTATAGCTTCGTTTTGCAAAGAAAGAGATACGTTGCAGGCGTTTAGATTATTTTTTACCGTAGCGTAGTCCTTGGTCAGTCGCTCGTTTTTCTCTTTTACGCTTTCAAGGTCTTTAAGCAAGACGGAATTTAAGCTTTGGAGTTTTGAATTTTCCAAAAACGAATTTACGCAAGCAAAACCCAAAAGCGCGGCCAAGGCAAAACCTACGATCGGTAGCTTAGTTATCAAGTAGCCCACTTAGCACCTTCTTTGCCCGGTTCGGCGTTTGTTTCGCCCAAAGAGAATTCATGCCGCTTTGATAGGCGGCTCTATATTCGCCCACTCTTATATGGTGCATCGTGGTTACGAATTTTTTAACCTTTGAAACGCCTAGCTGATAGGCCATTTCTATCACCACTTCTTGGACGTTTTTTGGTTTTTCCTTTAGCCAATCAAACGTCGCAAAGACTGCAGCAGTTAGTTTTTCAAGCTTGAGTTTTAAAATTTTATCGGCCGTCTCTTTGCTCATGGGTTCGTATTTGCCGCCGTTTAGCGCTAGCTCGTCGGCCGTAAGCGCGGCAAGCAAAAAGCCGTAGCCCACGGTTAGTCTTCCTAAGCTATCCTCGTACCTATGATCTTTAAGGCCCTCGTTTTCTTTGATTTTTTCTACTAGCGTCATTTTGTGCCCGCCTCACTCTTCTTTTGACTCCAAATTATCGTCTTGATCAGAGGTTTTACCCTGATCTTGCGACTGCGTATTTGAGCCGCTTTCTTCAAAAGCCTCTATCATCAAGGCGTCCAAATATTTTTTAGCTTCGTTTTGATTAAGGGCGATTATCTCGCCCTCTTTAACGAAATTTCCCTTTACGCATATATTGCCTTTTGCTATATACTTCATGCTCGCTCCTTTATGCTTTACTCATAAGGCTAGCCCATTTTTTAACGACCACTTCGTAATCGGTAAATACGTCGAATACGTATTTTAAGGCTCGCTCTTCGGCGTCGTACCAGCGGTTGCGGCGAATATCTAAAACTACCCCCAAAACCAAGTTTTTAAGCGGGGTGGCTAGATAAGTGCCTTTTGGCATAAGAGGGGTTATCTCAAACGGGATGCCGAGTATTTGGTTGGCTCCTCCCTGAACGAGATGAAGCGGCGAATTTAGCGCGCTTAGCTCTTTGTTGTATTCCTGAACGTCGGAAGGGTTTATCAAAATCCTAGCTTCGCTTACGATGTCAGGATCTATAGATCCGACTAGCGCGCTTAGCCTATTTGATACCTTTTCCGTTGCCGTATAGGTTAATTTAACCGCGTCGCTAGAGTCTTTGACTACCTGTAGCCAGCCTTTATGTAGCGTCTTGAAAGTTCCGTCGTAAGTATCGCTCTCTCCGGTAAAGCCAAGAAGCGCTAAATCGTTACCGAAAGCCTTGGCAAATGCGTCAAACGTTTCTTTTTCGAAATTAGGATTTGACTTATTATCTTCTAGCGCGTCTTGCAAGATGCGAGCAAATAGCTGAACGCTTTTGGCGTCTAGCTTCGCGCCTACTTTGCTTAAAGCCGCTCTTTGCGTGTCGCTCGGCTTTTCGCCGCTAGCTACGCGCACCAAAATCCCCTTTGCTACGTCCCACGCGTCAAGCTCTTTGGTAAGTCGCCCCATTTTTTCGGTGTGGATTTTTTGCAAAAAGCCGTTGTTTTGTTTAATAACGTCTACGAAGTTGTGCGCTTGCTCCGGAGTCAAAGATCCCGATAGCGTTACGTTAGTCGACGTCATGCTTCCTTTTAATACTTCGTTTAAACCGTTCATTATAATATTCCTCCGCTTGCTGATTTTTCTGATTTGTTTACCGTGATCTCTTGTTTTGATTTGCTTAGCTCGGCCGTTATCTCTTCAAGTTTGGCGCCGAGCTCGCCGATAGATTTTTCAAGGGTTTCAAGCCTTGCGTCGTTTGCGCTAATGCCGGCTTTCACAAGCTCGGCGACTCTATTTTCATCCATTGTTTCTCCTTTGTGAGTTTCTTTTTTTATTTCATTAGATCCGAAAAATTCTTTTAATGCCGACAAAAAGCCGTTTTTTTCAATCTCGGTCTTATCTTGCGCCTTTATAACGCCGCTGCCGTACATCGATAGCCCCGTTATCGATCCGTTTTTTATCATCTCTTTTAGCTCGTCGTCCTCTATCTTTATGCCTACCGCCCAAGCTCCTTCTTCGCCGAAAAATTCGTCCTTGCTCTTTACTATCCAGCTTTCGCATATATAGGCGTCCGCGATGTTAAAATTGTGATTTACGTCTATGCAGTAGCGAAGATCGGATCTTTTCATAAAGTCATAGGCAGCCCTTTTGATTTCGTCGGCGCTTGCGAATTCTCCTTGCGTATCCACTTCATCCGGGGCATAAACTATCCCGTAAACGACTCCTTGCTCCGCATCGTTCTTTTTAAAGTCGACCCTTAATAGCTCGTTAAAATTCTCATTTTTGTAGATGATTTTTTTATTGTTTGCTCCCGCCGATACCAGCGAAATTAGCTTGATTTGCATGTTTGTTATCTCTCTAGCCAT